TTAAACCGCGATTGTTCTCAGAATATGACCCCCCGGAGAATTTTTTGGGAGGGCGGCGATGCAGGAGGGGGGTACTTTTCGCGAGACCCCTCCCCCCTACTTAAAGAAATGGGAAAAGTTTCCAAAAACTAAATCCAAGATGCTCACGCACAGCCGACAGATCTCTCATTGAATGTTTGATACTTTGTGGTTTTTAGGCCCAAAGCTCAATAGAAAGTTTTGATCTGTCGGCTGTGCGTATGAGCAGCTAACTCTAAGACTCTGTTGTCTTAGGCGCTACCTTTTTGTAGATTCCTCCGCTATGCTCGGCTATGATTTCATCCATGGCCTGGTCAATTGCGAGATTCTGATCTGCTTCAGACAGTTCATCAGAACTCACAACAACTCTTGCCAGATAGGCACAGGTATGGTAGCCAGCCTGGGCATCATAAAGGAACCACTCTTCGAACTGAGTGAACGGATCGAAAGGATTGTCAGTAGTGGTAAGCATGTACTCAGCCACTTAACTCTCCTCTCTAAGTAGCGCATCACTAAGTGTGCTAGCACTGATACCGAGTGCGCTAGCGATCTCAGCTTGAGTGTAGCCTCCAGCAAGCATGGTCTTAGCACGGGCCATGACCGCACTGGTAGCCACTGTTGCTTGTCTGGGCGTGGCCAATGTCTTGATCTTATCAAGATCGGCGTTGTTCAGGATCTGCTCAAGCTTGTGATTACTAATAGCGCCTGCCTGAATGGCGTTCCACTCAGAAGGGGTGATGTCAACCCGGACCTTTTTGGCCTGGGTTCTAACACGTGCCTCTTCAAGAGCCTGGCGCTTAACCTTCTTTAGAGTCGATTCCTCCATGTCCGGTTTAGCCTGGCGCTTTAGTTTGACCTGGGCGTTTGCAAGAAGCTGGGCCTTTCGCTCACGAGGCGCATTCTTAAGAGCCACGTTCAACTTTGCATTGAGGGAGGCTACTTCAGAAGCATACGTTTGCTTAGCACTGGGGCTATAAGGCGTGCTCTTGGTTTCGAGCTGTGACTTTCGCGCTTGGTTAGCGAGCGCCTTCATTCGGTTAGAATAATCGGCATACACAGACTCGATAGGTCTACCAGAAGACAAAGTATGTGCGTCTTCAGCACGCTCAAGGCGCTTAACCTTGACCTGCTTGACGACAGTTTCGCCCTTCTTATTGGTAACCATACGACCAGTAGGGACAAAGACTCGCTTACCAGTAGCCGGATCGATCGGTCCACCTTGTGAAGCTGGGCGAGGCTTAGTCTCAGGCACATATTCCTTGGAGCCTGCACGAGAGATAAGAGTAGAGGCACCACCAGAACGCTCTTTGCCATTGGGCAGCGTCTTAGTTTGGTACTTTCTCTCCAGCTCGCGAATGCCATTGTCCTTAGCAGACTGCTTGTAATCGAGATGGTGCTTTTCAGCATCGATCACAACCATAGAATGGCGAACGGCACGAGCAATCTCCGCATGCGAAGCGCCACGGATAGTCATGTCCGTGATCAGGTTAGAAACCTCACCCATCTTCTGCTGCTTTGTACGAGGCGACATACGAGGCGCGTCGTCCGGCAGCTTATAGACCTGAGGATCAAAGTCCTTAAGGCCTTGCAGAGGGGGTGATGTCTTAACACGACGGTCATTGTTCGGAATGACGAGAACCGAGTCTCCATCGAAGTCTGCACCAGACAGTCGCTGGGCAACACGAGAATTGATACCCACAGCATCCATCGCCGCACCAAGGATCTTCTTTGCAGCGGGCTGACGATTGTTAACTGTGAGCTCAGGAATCTCGAACGTACCACCATGAGGGTGTCGAATAAGAACGACCTTTTCCCCATTACGATACTGCGGTGCATAGATCTCGTTATCTGCCATCTCCTTGATAGGGATGAGCACATGGCTACGAGTACGAGGAAGACTTGCGGCCTTCAGATGAACAGCAGAGGAGTCTGCGCTATCAGCCAACCCTTCGAGAAGCTTACGCTTAACGGCTGGGTTGGTGAGAGACATAATCTCGTCATACTCGTCCTTCTTCAGCTTGTATGAAATATCGAGCTGTTGCTTAGCCAAGGAGGCCGGCTGCTTCGACAACATCTGAGAAGAGAGCTTACGAGACCACTGATACCAGTCTCCTTCTTCGTTCACGATATTCATCACGCCACGCTGTCCGTTAGGCTTGATAGACGCTCCGAAAGGGTTCTCGATATCGATAGAACCATCTGGAAGGGTCTGCATACGCTTGAGCGCGTCAAGCTTATTACCTGTGTCGGACTTGTTGGTATTGAACTGAATATCAACGCCAGGAGGAAGGTCATCCTTATAGATGGCCATACCCTTTAGGTAGTGGGTGCCATCGACAGCCACTCGAACCTGAGCATAACGAGCGCCACCAAGACTGACGTCTTCGACACCTGGACGAATATACATGAGACCGTCTGCCTCTGCGCCTCCATCTTCGGCGTAGCGAATATCAACTCGCTTAGAAGATATAGACTTCGGAGGCTCGACCGAGCGGAATGTAAGACCACCATCATCACTGTGGTCGCTAACATAACCGATTTCGGTCTGGTTGTTCATGACTTCGCCCCAGGTGGTGCCGGGAGGAGCGAGAACCTTTACACGAGTCTCCTTACCAGTACCGATCTGTGTGACCGGAATGGTGTGGACTGTATAACCTTCCTCCTCGAGTGCCTTGATGGCGGTATTGAGCTTGGTAGCGCTCACACCGAGATCCAACTCGACACCGGCACCGACATCCAGGTACTTGTTCTTCGCAAGGTTGTCCTTGAGAATATCGGCAGTAACCTGGATGCTGTCAGCCTTCATCTGAAGCTTAGGGTCGAGAAGAGCACGAACCGAAGATTCGTTAATGCCCATTCTCTCACCGATAGCTACATTAGAGAGACCCTTCTCCTTAAGCTTGAAAGCATAAGCAGCATCGGCTCGCCGCTGTTCTGCCTTCTCGATCGACATCTTGGCACGAAGCTGAGTAGTCGACATACCAAGACCACGCGCGATCTCAGCCTCAGACATACCCTGCTTCTTCATCTCTCGAACTTCGTTGTAAAAGCTCGAGTGGCGCTGGTAAGGATTGTCACCAGAACCCCATGGGTAACGACCTGAGCGACGGATGACACCGATGTGCTCAAGGTATCCCTCAGGGATCAGTGTCACCTCATCTCGGACGTGACTCATGCGAATGCCTCCATACGAATCGAGTTAATCTTGGCATCGAACGTGATGATGCGGTCCATGATATGAGTAACAAAATCGGGATCCGGATTCTCGATGTCGATTGCGTCGTTCTGGTAGATACGCGTCTCGATGTCGATCTCCATAGGCTTGAAACCGTACTCCAGACAGAACAGAGCAGCGTAGACCGCAAGCTGGTTCTGAGAACAACGATTAGTGCCAGTCTTCAGATCATGGATTCGGAGCAGGTTCTTACGGAACGAGATAGTGTCCGCAGTCCCGAACGAGTTGTCCGAGTAATATAGAATCTGCTCAGGCGTCATGCGATACCCGATTGCGTCATTGACATACGCATTGAGAGTCGCATTGGTGCGAGGGAGCTTAACGCCGAGGCGAATAAGATCCTTAGCAAGCTCGTGGAGTTCTGTACCCTTCTGAGCAGCAAGAGAGGTACGATACACACTCTCAAGCTTGTCATCGGTATAGTTAATCCAGTGATACTTGCTAGCGCTTAGGAACGCGTGGCGACCTGCGAGTTCGAAATGCGAATTGAAGTTCATTGAGGATTTCCTCCAAGTTCTCAGGGAATATAAAGGCTGCATAAGACATGCCGTTAAGCTTCTCGACATAGTACCGCTGGTTAGCTTGAACCGCGGCATTCTCAGAGGCTTTTACCTCAAGCGCTGCCCATCTGTCGTTAAACAGAACAAGGAGATCCGGAAACCCTTGGCGGTAGTTGGGATCATTCTTGATCACCATACAGCCTGGGAATATATCCTTAAGGCTTGCTATCAGTTTTGCCTGGAAGTCACTTTCTAGCACGACAGCCTCTTCCCAAAGAGAAAAAGAGGGTGAATGTAAAACTCACATTCTACTCCTTCTACCCTAATACATGTAAATATAACAGAAAGGTATTAAGACCGGTAAAATCGGAATTCAGAACCTAGATAGGTAGCGCCATTCGGGTTCTGTGCTGTGATCAGGACAAGGTCTTCAAGACCGTTGAGCTGGTTAGCACAAACTAGCGCATTAGGATAGACAATTCCGGTTTCGACCTGTAATATGGGACGAGGATCTTTGGGAAGCGTTCTCTTTCGTTGACGGGACAACTTCATCGCGAACCACAGATCTTTCCACTGTAGGTTATCGATGTGATTATTGGTCTCATCCCCATCGATGTGGATAGGGACTGTTCCTTCTGGTCCAGGATCACCAAAGGTGGTAGCTACGATCTTGTGAACCGCACGAGCATGGTTCTTCCCATCCTTGTACATGACCACTTGGATCTTACCACGCCCGTTGGGATACTGGCCCAGAATATGGCCGGAGTTCTCGTTACGGATCCTGCCATGGGTACTGACCTCATACCCTGGAAACTCTTGAATGGGAGCCCATTCCTCCATTGTCGCCTTTCTGGCCAAAAACCCAAATCTGAACCTGTGATAAAAACTTTCTCTAAAAACGTATATGGGTATTAGGTATATACTTAATACCTTATAGTCTATTCTAGGGAAAGTTTTTGGGTTCAGATTTGGGTTTTTGACCAAGATTATGCCGCATTAGACCAAGTTTTCATGAATTTTTGCTCGTTAAAGGTGGTTTTAGCCTTCAACGACTTCAAGATTGCCGTGTCTACTGGGGAATTTGAACTTAATACCGTATAGTAGAGATTACTAAAAGGGGTATTAAGTCTGTCGATTCTGCCCTTGGATTGCTCGAACAGTTTGTATGAGTAATTAAGAGAATAGAACAATATAGAATCTGTTTCTATACAGTTCCACCCTTCGGCCCCAGCCGTATACTGTACAAGGTAAATCCAACGATCTGTCTTCGGAATATCCTCGTGCTTATGACCATTCCACTCTGCATAAGGCGTCCCTACCTCCTGGCAGAACTCCCGCAGTATCTCCAACTCATAGTTGAAGTTGTAGAATATGATCAGCTTGGGGGATCGCTCGGCTGCACGTCGAACTTCAGCGATTCGGGAAGGATCGGAGTTGGTGATCCTTCGGAGTACACTAAAGAACTCGGCAACTTGCTGGATGGGCTCGTCAGTGAATATGTTCCACCGTTCTTTAACCACCCTCTTAAATCGCTCACGGTCATAGTCACAGGATATGACTTGTTCGTGACGGACAGTATGTCTCTCATACGGCATATCAACAACGATAGAGTCTCGATGTCGTCTGAGTCTACCTTCAGAAACGTAGCGGTCGACCACAGGAAACTTCGTATATGGCCGCCAGACAACGTGGGTCCGCGTGAAGTCGGTTTTGTTCTTGTAAAAACCGTTCGCGACGAAGACAGGAACATAATCCATCCAGGTATCACCCGGAGTTGCAGATAGAAGGATCCATCTGTTTCTCTTCGCAATAGCAATGAAAGCCTTGACCCAGCTGCCCGATCCCACAAGCCTCTGCTCGTCGAAGATGAAGAACGTGTCGACCGTTTCCTTATACTTGTGAATATTATTCCAAGAATCGACAGTGAGACGGCCACCGTAAACGCTAAGCTCAGTACCAATTCCGTATTTAGCAAAGGTACTCTCCCAATCTAATGAATCACGCTTTTTGGCAGTTGTGATGACGATAACCGGTTTCGGTGTCTCGTTTTTTACATAGTAGGCCGCCGCCACTAAAGACTTACCGCTACCAACCCCGCCCCGGAGAACGCATCCGTTGGACAGCTCGGAGACGGCTTTCTCTTGATGCGGATATAGCTTCACGCTCAAGTCGTTGTTCCTCCGTTTCCGGCTTGCTCTTGACGACCACAGACACAGTGGGGTGTCCGCGTAGATGTTCGAAGGTCAAACCGCGATGTGTCTTTCGATACCCATTGAGAACCTCATAGATGGCGTATCGCTTCAGCCCTAGAGTATCGGCACAGGCCTTGACCGACTCGAAGACTTGTCCTGTCTCGACAACCCGGATGGGGGCTTTGTTAACCATAGATAGCTCGCAACGTATCCGGAACATAAATCTTATACATTTGGTCTCCTTAATACCTAAATGCAAAAACCTAAATCCGTGTTAGGGATCTAGGCCTTTGAGCTTGTCAGTTCAGGGTGACGATGACGATGTCGTCCTTGAGCATCTCGATAACATCCGATCGAACGATGCGCGTCTCCTCGACCCTCCCGTCGCTCAGGATACGCATGACTAGAAAGTTGCGCTTATCGATGTCGATGTAGGCAACGTCCAGTCTGAACATCTCTCGCAGCGGGGAGGTCGGGATCCACTTCTCGATCTTCTGGATGTTGTCCTTGGTGATCTCAACGGCGTGGTACATGGTCTTCCTTTCAGAGGGGGTCTCATCTTAAGACATGTATTGCTCGCGATCGCGAAGGAGCAGTCGCTCGTCGATGACGTATGCGAGACTCTCGGTCCTCGCGCCAGAGAGAGTGTGATCGTAAATACCCCCTCGAATAGCCGCCGAGATCTGAAGACGCTCATGTGTGTCAATACCCATACGAATATACTCGACAGCCTGGTCGATGTGTTTAGCCGGGTCGACGGCGACTAGCTTACCGAACTCTACCATGTCCTTGTAGTCCTGTGCGCTGATAGCCATGGTCGTCTCCTTTCAAAAGACGTGAGGGCAGTTTAACGACATGCCCAGGTCGACTAATAGGGACGGTCTAACTATAGGGGTGGCGTCGCATCACAGGGACTTCTGCGCTCCCTTTAAAGCGCTGTATGATATAGCGACCCCGTCACGGT